GGCGCGCGGGCGGGTAACACACCCCGGAGAACAGACTTAGGAGAACAGATCATGACCACCACTAAGAAGCCCGCAGTCAAGAAGCCCACCGCAGCCGAGCTCGCTCGTCGCGAAGCGCAGTCCAAGAAGGACACCGGCGCTCCCCAGCCCGTTCACGTCGAGGTGATGGGCGTGTCGCTTGACGTCGATCCGACCGAGGTTGACGACTTCGATGCGATGGTAGAGATGGAGCAGGGCGATCACCGCCCTATGCTGGCTCTGCTTATCCCCGACGAGGACGCCAGGAAGGCCGCCCTGGATTCCCTGCGCGAGGAGTCCGGCAAACTCCGGTACTCCAAGGTCGTGGAGTTTGTGCAGGCTGTTTTCAAGGCTCTCGGCCAGGGAAACTGATTGGCCTCGGGCGCTTCCTAGCTGACAACTGGGAAGTGCTAGAGGCCGATTTCCAGATGACCTACGGCCTCGACCTGACGGGGGTGTTCACGGGAGACCTGTCCCTCCGTCGGGTCAAGGTGCTAATCGACAATCTCCCGGCTGGGTCTCTCCTCCGCAAGCGGATGGGCGGCCCGGCGGCGTGGACCGACGAAGTCAGCGCCACCTTCGCGGCTAACCACCGTCTTGAGGGTATAATAATCACGTCCCTGGGAGGCAAGAAGGGCGATGTCCCCCGGCCTGTCTCGCCGCCTGAACCTGGTTGGTTCGAGAAGGCGGAAGCCGAGCGGGAGAGACGTGAAGAGAAGGCGCGGCGCTGGGTCGCAGCCCACACCTAGATAGGAGTTCAGCATGGCGGAGAATGGGTTCAGTCTCGGCACGGCGTGGATCCAGATCTCGCCTAGCCTGAAGGGCCTCAATTCGGCCATCCGCAAGGAGCTTGGTGACGTCGACACCAAGCCTGCTGAACGACAGATCGAAACTGGCCTTGGTGGCGCTTTCAAGAGCGCTGCCAAGGCCGGTGCGCTTGCGCTCGGAGCCATGGGTGCTATCGGAGCTGCGGTCGGCTTCGCTGACGTGGCTCGGGAGGCGCTGGCGGCCAGCGATGCCACCGATAAGTTCAAGAACACCCTCAGCTTTGCAGGTGTTGCGTCGGACGAGATCGAGAAGCTCACCAAGAGCACCAAGAAGTACGCGGATGACACCGTGTACGAGCTCTCCGATATCCAGAACATCACCGCTCAGCTGGCAGCGAACGGCGTTGAGGGATATGACCAGCTGGCTGAGGCCGCTGGCAACCTCAATGCTGTGGCGGGCGGTAATGCCGAGACGTTCAAGTCCGTCGGCATGGTGCTCACCCAGACGGCTGGCCAGGGCAAGCTGACCACTGAGAACTGGAATCAGCTGGCGGACGCCATCCCGGGCGCGTCCGGCAAGCTGCAGGAAGCCCTCCTGAAGAACGGTGCCTACACCGGAAACTTCCGGGATGCGATGGCGAAGGGCGAGATCACTGCCCAGGAATTCAACCAAGCCATCCTGGATCTCGGCTTCACCGACGTTGCCCGGGAGGCCGCCACCTCCACCAGCACCATCGAGGGTGCGTGGGGCAACCTCCAGGCCGCGCTCGTCACGGGCGGCATGGAGATCGTGGACCGCATCAAGCCTGCGCTGACCGATTTCATGGGTGTGGTCGCGGATGGCGCGTCCGCCGCTTTCGGTTGGATCAACGGCTCGCTGTTCCCGGCGCTGGAGTCCATCTGGACGCTCATCACCTCGGGCACCTACGATGGCAATCTGTTCGGGTTGGCGTCGGATTCCGCTGTGATCACCGCCCTCACCACCATCAAGGATACCGGCCTCGACCTGTATAACTGGGTGATCGGCACGCTGATTCCCGGCGTGCAGTCCTTCTTCGACATGGCTGTCAATGGGAATTTCGACGGGAACTTCTTCGGAGTCGAGGAGGACTCCGGACTCGTTGATTTCATCCTGTCCGTTCGCGACAACGTCATAGACGTGTGGAGCTTCCTGTCCACGACGGTCATCCCCGGCGTGAGCAACTTCCTGGGGGAGGTTGTGTCCTCGCCGTTCTGGGGCGTGCTCGGTAGCTTCTTCGGCTCGCTCATCCAGAACAAGACCGTTCTGGAGGCCGTGGTCGGCGGCTTCATCGCCTGGAAGACCGTCACCGGCACCATGAGCTTAATCGCCCTGACGACCCAGATCTGGGGTCAGGTGACTGCCTGGACGGCGGCGAAGGTCGCCAAGGCGGAGGACCTCGCACAGACTGTGGCCCTGAAAGCCATGTACGCAGGTGACTTCCTGAAGTCTATTGTCCAGCAGGGCGTTCAGGTCGGCCGCACGACGGCGGCCTGGGTGGCGCAGAAGGGTGCCATGATCGCAGGTAAGGTTGCCACCGGCGCGTACACCGCTGCCCAGTGGCTGCTCAACGCTGCCATGGACGCCAACCCGATCGGGCTGATCGTCGTGGCTATCGGCGCGCTAGTCGCGGCCTTCGTCGTCGCCTACAACAAGAGCGAGACGTTCCGCAACTTCATCGATGCCCTGTGGGCAGGCATCAAGGACGCCGTCGGCTCCGTCGTGGATTGGTTCAAGTCCTACCTCCTGCCGGTGTTCGAGTCTGTCTGGGAGGGCATCAAGGTGGCGGTCTGGGTGGTCGTCACGGCTATTGCCCTCTACATCGAGGCGTGGAAGGCAGTACTCCAGGGCATTGCCGATTTCATCGTCACCTACGTGTGGCCCTACATCCAGTCTGCCTGGGAGGGCATCAAGGCCGGTGCGCAGGTGCTCTGGGAGTACATGCAGGTGGCCTGGGAGGGCATCAAGGCAGGGGCACAGGCTGCAGCAGACTTCTTCACCACCTACGTGCTCCCCGTCATCACCGCCGTGTGGGACGGCATTAAGACCGGCGCGGGCCTCCTGTGGGATGGGATCCAGGCATACTGGAACTACATCCAGACATGCGTGCAGGTCGTGTCCGACTTCTTCACCTCGTACATCCTCCCGGCGATCACTGCCGTCTGGGATGGCATCAAGGCCGGGGCTGGCCTGCTCTGGCAGGGGATCAAGGCATACTGGGACTTCATCCAGACCACGGTCAGCACCGTCGTCGGGTGGTTCCAGTCCTACGTCATGCCCGTCATCACCTCCGTGTGGAACGGCATCAAGGCGGGCGCACAGGCCCTCGGCTCCGCTATCTCCTCTATCTGGGACGGCATCAAGAGCGCGATCAACAGCGTGGCTACCTGGATGAGCGGGACGCTCCAGTCCATTATCTCGACTGTGACCGGAGGAATCAAGAGCGCCTTCCAGTCGATGAAGGACAGCCTGGAGTCCATCTGGAACAGCGTGAAGTCCGTGGTCGCGAAGCCGATCAACTTCGTGATCAACACTGTGTACACCTCGGGAATCAAGAAGACGGCGGACTCGATGGCTGACAAGCTCGGCCTGTCCTTCCGCCTCCCGTCAGTCTCGCCTATTGCCGAGTACGCCTCGGGTGGCGTGCTCCCCGGTTACACGCCGGGCCGCGACGTGTTCCACTTCTTCTCCCCGGATGGCGGCGGCGCGCTCGCTCTGTCCGGCGGCGAGGCCATCATGCGTCCCGAGTGGGTGCGCGCGGTGGGCGGCCCCGAGGCCGTGGCGCGCATGAACGCAGCAGCCCGTGCCCACTCCTCCTACATCCCCGGCGGGGACACCGGCGTCAAGTTCGCAGCCTATGCGGACGGCGGCGTGTGGGGTGCTGTCAAGGGCGGCTGGGACTGGCTCAAAGACGCCGCAGACACGATGGGGAAGATCATCGCCGACCCAATTGGCGCGGTGGCAAAGTTCATCAAGGCCCCGGTCGACGCCATGATGTCCGGCCTGCCCGGCACGGGCATGGTGGCGGACTCAATGCGCGCCGTCCCCGGCGTGTGGATCGACGGATTCGCAAGCTGGCTGAAGGGCGAGACCTCCAAGATGGGGGCCACCGGAATCGTCAACGCGGCTCGAAAGGCCATCGGAGTCCCCTACGTGTGGGGCGGCTCGTCCATCCCGCCTGGGCTGGACTGCTCCGGCCTCGTCTATTGGGCGGCGCATCAGATGGGCAGCTCGATTCCGCGCCTGACGGCGGCGGGATACCAGTCCGGATCCAGCGCGGGCAACGCCAGCGTTCCAGGCAACCTGCTGTTCTGGGGCAACCCTGCCTGGCACGTGGCCATCGCATCCGGCAACGGCATGATGGTGGAGGCTCCGAAGCCCGGAGCCTTCGTGCGTGAGACGGGCATTTGGGGAAGCCCTACGGCGGGTGTCTACAAGTTCGATAACGGAGGCTACATC